TAGAGTCGATCAGGGCGATGGCCCTGTAGAAGTAAGCACCAACCTTTTCACCATTGTTTCGTGGGAACGCAAATTTAAACGCAAAGCCAGCGACATGGCCAGCGGTATCGGCATTGAAGATTTGGCATATCTAGCCCACCAGGCATGTCAACAACACAACGTTGTTGTGCCGGTGGTGCTTGACGATTTCATCAAGAAGCTGGTAGTGCTCGAAGTAGTTAACCAGGACACAGACCGCCCTACTTTGCCAGTACCTACCGATACGCACTAGCGCAAGTTCTAGTAGCGACAGGGTACTGGCCACAACAAGTAGAGTTTGATACCAACGACTTAGCGACAGTCATAAAGGTAATCAACGAAAGCCGAAAATAACCATGGGCGTTAGCGCAACAATAGAAGTGACTGGAGTTAAAGAAGCGCTGGCCTACCTAAACGGTGTTGACAAAACCTACCGCCGTGAAATCACTAAGCAGTACGCCGCCATTGTCGCCCCGATTGTTAAAGACGCACAAGCCCATTTGCCGACTAGCCCCCCAATGTCTGGTTGGAAGCGTAGCTACAGCGTTGGTGGACAAGCTGCAGCACAAGCCAAAGGGCAGACTTCACGCCTTGTAGGCCGTGGCACCCAGCGTGACTTTTTCAGTAGGGCGCAAGATGAAGCCACAGCGTTGTTGCCGTGGGACGGTGCCAAACAAGCCAAACTGATTAAGCCGTGGGTGTCAGGCAAAAAAACCAAAGCCAACACTTTCGGTTTGAAATGGAACAGCAAAAGCGCCGCACTATTCGACTTGTCAGGCCGTGCCAAAACACAACGTGGCGAGCAAATGATTACCGTATTGGGCGCCAGGTTTGGTAGCCCCAGCCGTGTTATGTGGAAGTCATACGAACGGGCCGATGACGAACTGCAAGCAAACATGCGTAAGTTAATTGAAGAAATCATGGCCAGTGTCAACAAACATATGAAGGTGATTTGATGGCTATTTCAATTCCCATAGTTTCAGAATTCAACGCCAAAGGCATTGACAAAGCAGTTAGAGAATTTCAAAAACTAGAAACAGCAGGACAAAAAGCCCAGTTTGTTTTACAAAAAGCCGCCATGCCTGCAGCTGCCGCTTTAGGTGTTCTTACTTATGCGGCGTTTGACGCAGTCAAAGCATTTGCCGAAGATGAAAAGTCGGCTACGGCTTTAGCGACAACGCTTCAAAATGTCACTGGTGCAACCGACAAACAAGTCAACTCAATTGAAGATTTCATCACCAAAACTTCTTTTGCGGTATCTGTTGCCGATGACCAATTGCGCCCAGCGTTTGGCAACCTGGTCAGAGCTACAGTTTTGAATTTGGCACTAGACATTTCAGCCGGTACAGGAAAAGACTTAGGTTCTGTTTCTGAAGCACTAGGCAAAGCGTTTAATGGCGTTATGGGGCCACTGAAGAAACTAGACCCAGCGTTAGCAACGTTGATTGAAGAAGGCGCCACAACTGGCGAAGTGTTTAGAGCTCTTAGTGAAACTTTTGGTGGCCAGGCGGCTGCAGCTGCAGACACAACAGCAGGCCGAATGGAAGGCTTGAAAATCCGAATGGATGAAGTTAAAGAATCCATTGGTGAAGCAGTGCTACCAATTGTTGAAGAACTCATGCCAGCCTTTGTTTCAATCTCAGATTGGGCGTCAAAAAACACTGGCAAGATTGTGGCTATCGGTACCGCTATTGCAGGTATTGGTGCAGTCATTCTTATTACCAACGGCGCTATGGCGGCCTACGCCGCTGTCACGGCCATTGTGGCGGCGGCGCAAGCAATCATGACTGTTTCGACGTATGCCCTTTACACGGCATTGGGTGTTGGCGTTATCTTGGCCATCATTGCCGCCATCATTGTGTTAGAAGCCAAATTCGGGTTTTTGGGTGACGCAGTCGAAGGCGTCAAAATATCTGCAGAATTTTTATGGAACAAAATTAAAGAAGGATTTGGTTGGGTTGTCAACAACTGGCCGTTGTTGCTTGCCGTTCTTGCTGGCCCCTTCGGGTTAGCCATTGTTGCCGTAGTCAAATTTAAAGATGAACTAGTTGGCATATTTAAAACCATTTACAGTTACACCGTAGAAATATTTAAAAGCATTGCTGACTCGATATATCAGCCTTTTAAAACTGTTTTTAATGGCATTGCCGAACTGTGGAACGGCACAGTAGGCGCCCTGCACTTTGAAGTACCAGACTGGGTGCCACTAGGTCTAGGTGGCAAAACATTTGACGGCCCCAAAATACCCGTGTTAGGTGACGGCGGAATCGTAACGGGCCCAACCCTGGCGCTTATCGGTGAACGGGGGCCTGAAGCCGTCATACCTTTAAACCGTGCCGGTGGTGGCATGGGTGGCAACACAATTAACGTGAACGTCACCAGCGCCAACCCACAAGAAGTTGTTAGAGCACTACAAAAGTATGTGCGCCTAAACGGAAACGTGCCGCTTAATACCAGGGGCATGTAATGGCAAAAATACCGTGGGTATTCAAAAACGACACAACAGGCGTAACTTTTACAACCAGCGTTCTGTCAGCAAATTACATGTATTTGCGCCAGTCATACAAAGACTATTTTTCAGGTTCAGCTTTAACTATCACCATTAAAAACCAGGCTAACGAAGCCGCCGCTTTTACCTTAAATGACCGTGTAGACCTCTACTACATGGAAGGTGGCACCAAAGTTTGGAACCAAAAGTATTGGGTAGACGAAATCCAATTCACTGATTACCCAGGCAACGTGGGTTTGTCGACTGCAACCATTACTTGCATTGACTGGCTAGCCCGTGCAGCCCGTGTGTTGGGCAATAGCACCGTCATTGGGTCAACTACTACTTGCCAACAAGTCGCCCGTTTAGCAAGTGCTTTGGGTGGGCCGTTACCGCCAGACATGACTGTTGGTTCAACAGTCGGCGACAGCAACGGTGCCATATACACAGTGACCGACTCATGCGTTAACTTTATTCAGATCAGCCAAATAACGGAAAACGGCAGCTGTGCCATGTTCGGGCAAACATTCCAACTAAACCCACGCCGAACTTTAGTTATGGCTACCCACGCAGAATTTGGGCGCACACCATCAGCCAGCGTTTTGGGTTACCAAACCTTTGACCGTATTCGTGCCGGCCAGTCAATGATTAACCAAGTCGAAGTGAACTATGGGGCAGGCACAGCTACTTACACAAACAATGTCAGCGCCAATGTTTACGGCAAATATTCAGAGAACGTGCAAAGCAACAACACGGGTGCTGTACCTGCTGGCACACTTGCCCAAATGCGGGCCCTATACCAGGGAGACCCAACCACCCAAAGATACGTTTTCAGTTTTGATGACCTAACAAACAACAGTGCTTTAATGGCTACCTGGCTTGACCTATACAAAACGCAAGGCGCATTTACCTACAACCTGAAATATTTGGTGCCTGGTGCAGGAGCCCAAACAACCGAACTGATACGCCTAGAAGGCGTTCATATTGACTTAACACCCGAACGAACCACCTTTACGGTTTACGCCAGCCCATTCGCTTATTACGATATGTTTGTGATCGGCACCCCAATGGGTGTTCTAGGCGAAAACTATTTAGGTTGGTAAACACATGAAAGAGAACCACTAATGTCATACCCAGTTTTTGCTAACGGAGACATTCTCTACTCAACAGACATGAACGCTGTGGGTTTGTGGCTTATTAAAACTCAGGCCATTGGTTCGGGTGTTTCAAGTGTTGCCGTTACCGGTGCTTTTAGTTCCCAGTACGACAACTACCTAGTAACAGTTTCGGGTGGTACCCATTCAACTGGCAGTCAAGTTTTTAACTTGCAAATGGGCGCAACCGTCACTGGCTATTACTACAGCCTGACCTACAGCGCCTACAACACAACACCTAGCGCCGCAGGTGGCACAAATGTGGCTAAATGGGATTATGCAGGCGGTTGTAACTCAAACGGCCTTCACGCACTAATTAACATAAATTCGCCGTTTCTGTCTAAACCAACTACCTTCAGTTCAACAATTGCCAACCACACTAACTATGCAGGAAATTGTGGTGGTTTGTTAAACAACACCACTTCTTACACCGGCTTCACGTTAGGTCTAAGTGCAGGAACAATCACAGGCGGCACAATCTACGTTTACGGATACAGGTACTAGACATGACCGAACAAGAATATATGGCCCTATACCCACAAGACGCCGTTTACATTCAAGTCGACGACACAGAACGCTTGATGACCGACGACGAATACCAGGCATGGGTAACTCAATCCGTTTACAACATCAACCACCCGTTGACATGAAAACGCTTATTGCTGTTGCCGTGCTAGCCATAGCACTAATGGTTGTCGTGACAAGCTGTAACGACAGAACTCGTGACACCTGCGAAACCAAACCAACAGCACCCAGGTGCCTACCATGAAACGACTAACCAACAGCGAAATCAAAGCCCGACTAATTCTCATTGTTGGCATTGCTTTAGCCGTTGCTTTTCTAGGTTCGACTGCAGCTCTGCTTTACGGCCTGCTGTTTGTAGTACAGCCATTAGACGTGTCACCCAATGATGAATCAGCGTGGTCGCTACTTAGCCCAATGATGTTGTTTCTCACTGGCGCCCTATCAGGAATCCTTGCCAGTAACGGCCTAAAAGATAAGGAACAAAAAGACAATGACTAGTCGACCGTATACCGGCAACAAAGACGCCGTACACGCCGCCAAGCGTGAAGGTACCAAAGTGTTTGTTGACTATTGCTGTTACCTTTTTGGCGTCACCAATCTGGGCATTTTTAATGATCGAAACATGGTTGGCATAACCCCACCAAAGAAATCGACTCATGCCACCTGGCGTGGTGTAGACCTCAAAGGCACCCCTGAACAACGGTTTAAACTTATTGACTTTCTATACACCCACCGTGACATTTTGTGCATTGAGGAAATCCACGATTATGCAGGCACCTACAAAAACAACCCCAAAGGCTGGGGCGCTGGGTACCGCTGTGATCGTGACGAATGGCGTGTGTACGACAAAAACACCATTGGTTCAAAAGGCGCCCAATGGGTGCACGTCGAAGTCGCCCCACTGCTGGCCGACCACCCTGATGTCGTTCACCACGCTTTCAAAACTATTATGGGTGCTTGACATAGACCTACCGAATCGGTAGACATACCCCGACCTGACCCCGACTGAAGGACAACAAAATGAATGTAAAGCGTTTCCTAGGGCTAGCCCTATTCACCTACCTAATGTGTGCGGCGTTTGCAGTAGTCAACCAAAAAGACACCCCACCAGACACAACCCCAGTAGTGCCAGCCACAATTACCCTGGGCGAGTTAACCCCACAGCAGCTGCACGACAGGGCCGTAGAGCTGACAACTACCACCAGCACAACTACTTCGACACAACCCACCACCCGTGTGGCTTATGTTGACCCAGCCACGAAATGCCAGGAATGGTTGCCGGTAGCCGTATCTGTTGGCTGGCCTAACAACACCGAAACGCTAGAGAAACTAGGGCGCCTGATTTGGAAGGAAACACGGTGTTTGAACATTGGGTACCAACACCCGAAGTTCAATGGCAGTGACCACGGTTTAGTACAGGCGAACAACATTCATAAACGCTGGGCCGAAGAACTTTTCAACATGCCATTTGAAGAGTCAATGTCTGACCCAACCCTAAACCTGCGATTTGGTTTCCTGCTCTACGACACAATCGCTGAGACAGGCGCCTGTGGTTGGAAACCATGGAGAATGTGCTAACACATGTTCAATGTTGACCGACCCGACTGGCAACAATATGCAGCTTGCAAAGGCATTGACACGGCCCTGTTCTTTCCCAGCAACGCCAAAGAATCTGCAGAATCACGTGCAGTCATCAAACCGATCTGTGAAGCGTGCCCAGTATTTGACAAGTGTTTCGCCTACGCCGTGTCATTCCCCGAAAAGGCGTTACAAGGCATTTGGGCTAACACTTCCGAAGGCGACAGGCGCCGTATGCGCTACTCTGCAACACCAGTTGGTTATCGTAGAAATATCCCGACTAAATGAAAGGCCCGACATGACAGAACAACTAGCCGAAATGACTGCGGCAATAGCCAAAGCAGAAATTGCTATGAAGGCCGCCGCCTGGCAGTTAGAAAAACAAACCGAAGATATCGCAATGCTTCGCAAAGCCCTTTTTGAATTGGCTTATGTTGCCGAAGAGCACGGTATCTATTTGTCGAATCTGACTAAGCAGACTCAAGACGCCATTGTGGCTATGCGCCTGGGTGGTTTCAAATGATCTGCGAACTGTGCAAAGCCGAACTGACACCCTTTGACATTCGCATGCAGGACTTGTTGCAAGGCATTTGTTTGAACTGTGGCAAAGCTGGCGACTGGCTACACATGACACCCGAAGAGTCAAGGCGCTGTGCAGAGCTTCACAAATGGGCAAACATGACCAACGCTGAACGCACGGCCTACGATCGGAACAGGGGCAACTAATGGACTTGTCAAACTATGTCGACGTACCAACACGCTTCGCAGCTGCACTTGAACGCTGGCCTGAACTACGCATAATTGAAAACCGACCCGAAGTCATCACCATTGGGGACAAGACTTTCATTTCAGTCACCATGCAAGCGTGGCGTACACCAGACGACCCCATACCGGCACAAGCAACATGCTTTGAACCGTTCCCAGGCAAAACCAGTTTCACCCGTGACTCAGAACAGATGAACGCAAGCACCAGCGCCCTGGGCCGTGTCCTAGGTCTAATGATGAGTTTCGGCCCGAAGATGGCTAGCGCCGAAGAAGTACGCAACCGTCAAGAAACCAGTGCCCCAGCAACGCTTGTGAGACAGCCCGAAAAGCCCCGTACACAGGCGCTAGGCGCCAATTCGTCTATTGCACCCACTTCAGCACAAATGAACCTTTTAAGAGCTTTAGATCATCAAGGCCCAGCACCCGAAACCAAAGCCGAAGCCAGCCGTTTGATTGAAGAACTGAAAGGTAACAGGGCATGAAATACCCGACCTACGAAATGTCCCATGTCGACACAGAACTCACCCAGGCACAAGTCAACGAAGCACAAGGCAACGGCATTGTGCATATCGGCCATTACGGTTTAGGAGCTTTAGCCGAACTGCAAACAGTTGCTTGGCTAACCGATATCGGCGCCAATCCTGTTTGGAACTCTGGCCTGTATGACCGTGACATAACTGTGGGCAACATTGCTATAGATGTCAAGCACACATGCACCCATTACTGGCCGTTTCCCGAAGGCACCGTGTCAGTTAAAGAATCGTCGTTATCC